ATTTGCTCAAGAAATTATTCAACTTCATGGAGGTATCGGTGCAGTAGGAGTTAGATTAGGAAAAGTAGGAAATACTATGAAGTCTCTCATGGCTTCAGTAGACTTATCTGCTCCTTTCCGTCAAGGTATTGGATTAGTTCATAGGGGAGAATTCTGGGGTGCATTTAGAGATATGTTCTCTTATGCTACTTCTCATAACGCGTTCGAGAATCTTAATAAATGGATAGAGGACAGGCCAAGTTATATTATTGGTAGGAAAGCAGGATTATTCTTAGCTGATACCGCGTTAGGAGCTAGAGAAGAGGCTTTTTTATCATCCTATCTCCATGATTTAGCAGAAATGGGGCCAGTTGGAAAAGCTGTTACTACTCCATTTAGAGCATCTGAACGAGCTTATGTAGGATTTTTAAATAAACTTCGTGCTGATACCTTTGATAACCTTTTAAAAGAGGCTATTAAAGCAGGTCATAATCCTGAGAAGATTGCTCCTGCTATTGCTAAGTATGTTAATGTATCTACTGGTAGAGGTAATCTAGGCCGATTGGGTAAAGCGGGAGAAGAGTTAAATATGCTCTTTTTCTCACCCCGATTAATGAGTTCTAGACTAACTGTTCTTAATCCTAAATACTATGTAGATGCACCTCCCTTTATTAGAAAAGAAGCTCTTAAAACTTTAGCTTCTATTGGTCTGTTTATCGGAACTGCGAATGGGATAGGTAAATATGCCTTCGGCGCGGAACAAGAATCAGACCCTCGTTCATCAGATTTCGGTAAGATGAAATTCGGTAATACTAGATTAGACCCAGGAGGGGGATTTTTACAGTATATTACTCTAGCTTCTAGAATAGCAGCGCAATCTACTAAAAGTTCTACATCAGATAGAGTAACTCCTTTTAACTCTGGTCCTATGTCTCCTAATACTTGGTCTACTGTATTTGGTGATGCTAGGCGACAAGGATTTATTGAAACTAAATTAGCTCCTTTAGCTGGATTGATTGATGCTACTTTAAGAGGTCAGGATTTTGAAGGTAAGCCTATTGAAATGAGTAAGGAGTTAATGAATAGATTTACACCTATTATCATTCAAGATGCTGTAGAATTAGCAACGGAAAATCCTGAGCTTTTACCCTTATTAATTCCTACCGCATTTGGAATGGGTAGTCAAACTTATGAACCTAGACAAACTCAAAGACGGGGAGCTTTTAGAGCGCCTTCTATTGGAAGTATGAGACCCTAACTTTAAGGAGAATTCTAATGTCTAAGATGCTATATAGAATAATCATTGCTATAATTTGTGTATTTTTATTGTTTGCTTTGTTACCTCCGATATTTGCATTAATCGGATTTAATCCCGATGCTAACTTAATTTTAATTCTTCGTATTTGTATTGCTGGTATTGCTATTCTATATATTATTAAAGGAGATAAGCCCCTTCCTTCCTAGAGTATTAGTATGCCCTCAATTCAAGAAGTAGAAAAGTATTGGGATGAGAGACCTTGTAATTTAAAACACTCATCTTCTCCTTTTTTAACTAAGAAATATTTTGATGAGGTAGAAAAGAGAAAATACTTTGTAGAATCTCACATACCTAAATTTGCTGAATTTCCTATTTGGAAGAATAAGAGAGTATTGGAGATAGGATGCGGAATAGGAACTGACGCGGTTAATTTTGCTAGGCATGGAGCTAGTTATACAGGTATAGAATTATCTCCTTTCTCTTTATGGATTACTCAGGAAAGATTTAGAGTTTATGGACTTAAAGGTAGGTTAATAAGGGGTGACGCGGAAAATACTCTTCTTGATTATTTTGATTTAATTTATAGTTTTGGAGTAATTCATCATTCTCCTAATCCTCATATTATTATTCATAGAGTAAAAGAGATGATGCATCCTAATTCTATATTTAAATTAATGCTCTACTCTAAATATTCTTATAAAAATTTCAGAATCAAGTTAGGTTTAGACCAGCCAGAAGCTCAGGAAAATTGCCCCATAGCTAATACTTATTCTTATAAGGATATTAAAAATCTCCTGGGCGGCTTTAAGATTCTTGAGATTAAGAAAGACCATATCTTTAAATGGGATATAGAGTCCTATAAAAGATATGAATACCGGCATAATCTTATTAGTCAGGTTCCTGGATTTAAACAACTAGAAAAAGTAGCTGGTTGGCATACTCTTATTACTTGTTGTCTTAAGCCCTAAGAACTACTAACACAATACTCATAGTATCAACTTTATCTGATGTAATTTCTTTAAGAGGAAAAGAAATTCTATTATCTGTAGTTATAAAGACAGCATCATCTCCTTTTCCTTCTGAGATTAATTTTAACATTGCATTAGCTAATTCAGTTACAGTCATTTTCTCATCCAGTCTTCAGGATTAGAGTTAATTTTATAACACTGTTGACAAACTCCCTTTTCTCCTTCTTTAGTTTTAATAGGATAAGCTAATCCTTCACTATCTTTGCCACAAATGTCACATTTAAAAGTATAACTTAAAGGAGATTTAAATGGTCTTTGTTGGGATTGGGTCTGAGCTTTAAAAAGACTTTTTAAAATTTCATCAAAGATAGAATTAAAATCTTCATTTACGGTATACTTGACTTCATCATAAACTGTATAGTGTCCCTTAAATCCTTCATAAGTCTGACCCTCTTTTGTTTCTGCTCGAAATCCTCCTGCTCTTTCTTTTTTAGTTTTTTCTTGTCTAACTCTTTCTTGTTCTCTTTCATGTTTTTCTCTAGCTTGCCTTTCAGCAGTTCTTTTCTCTTCTTCAGCTTTCTTCTTTTTTAATTCTTCATAAAAAGGATTATTATCATAATCAAAACCACTCCAATTAAAAGGACTATCAAAAGGACTAGAGTATTGCCTAGGAGATTCTTTTTTAAAAATTGCAATTCCTAATTCATTAGCTATAGTCTGTAAAGCTTCCCTTACTTTAGGATATTTATGATAAGCTATATGAGTTATTTTAACTCTCTTCTCTAAACAAAAAGATTTATTAAGTTGATGTATTTTAATCTTAAATTCAGGATAATGTTCTTCAACTATATTTTTAATATATCTAAACATAAAATCTTCTTTTCTAGGATGATAAGGTCCATGATCCCATATAGGTATCCAATTCCCTGGCTTTTCTAAAGCTTTTTCAATTAAAATAACTGACATTAAATAAGTTCTACCAACCCTCTTATCTTTCCAAGAATCAGACATTAACCATTCAATTACTTCTTTACTATGTCTTTGAACAGGAGTTAATACTATCATAAAACCTCAAGAAATGGTGCGAGAGGAGGGAATCGAACCCTCACGACTTATTAGGTCAACGGATTTTAAGTCCGGTGCGTCTGCCAATTCCGCCACTCTCGCTGTTTATTTATTCTGTTCTAGTCATCCAATCCTCAGCTAACATATCTGTCTGAGATGCTAACCAGGGAACAATCTTATCATCTGCTGTTTTCATAGCAATAAATGGAAGATTAGGAATTACTGGTATAGAATTAATAGGAGATTTAGTAATTTGCCATCCTGTTACTAAGAAAAGATACATACCTTTTCCATTCCATCCGGAACGAAGAATTCTATTTCCTAAATTAAGTTGTTCTAACGCTTGTCCGTAATTCATTTCTTAATCTCCATCAAAAGTCTTAAAAGTGACTTACCTAATTCAACCATCTCTTCAAAGCTTTCAGAATGTTTAACGTCAGATTTATCAGCAGCTAAAATTTTAGCTAAATTGTAAGGAATAGTGATGTTCTTAGGTTCTTTCTTAGCTACCTTCTTTTTACTCATTTCTTTTCTCCTGGTTTATCTGTCTGTTCTAAAGCATCAAGAATTATTTTCTCATCTGCTAAAGATATATTTTGAATTTTAGGATTATCAGCCAATAATCTTAAAATTATTCGACATAGAGCGGCTAGAATTGGGTTCACTTCTTAAATCCCTCCACATAAGCTGCAACTTTAGGATTGTTCATGTTTAATCTGTAAGCTACTTCACCTGCATGATTTTCAATATTCACAACTCCCATCTGCATTAGAAGAACAATTACTTTATCCAAGTCCTCATGGTCTAATCTTAATCCAAGCGCCTTAAGTATTTCTTTTCTTCCTACTAATTCAGTAGACCGACTGGCTAAATAAATCAAAACTTCAGAACGCTTTTGAACATCAGAAGAATCTGTTTTCTTAAGTGCCGCGGTTAATCTCTTAGTTGGTATGATTAGAGGTAATGTAATCTCAAAACTTTCATCTATGTCTGCTCTAATCAATTTCTGGTCTGCTCTTCTACCACAAGAAATTAGCATCGCGTTCTTAACTACAAAGTCTAATACTCTTGATACGAATCCAGTCTCATCTGCCAACGCGGGCGCTTTATTTCTAACAAAATCTTGATACCATAAATCTAAATAAACTCTATCTTCTTTATCCATCTGAAATGGCCCTTTCATCTCTGCTAAGGGCTTAACCATTTCAGCTAACTTATCTGCATTAGGAGATTTATCGGGAGTGAACATCAGAGAATTAATAGTATTAGGCTTATTCTCTGCTATCATGAACATCCTACCGATTAATCCTCCATGAATATTCTTCTCTGGGACAAAATCCTTAAATAATGCTTCATTAGTAGCTGTTAACCAAGTAATAGTAGGACTAACTAAGTTATGAGATTCCCCTGCTTTTAACCTATAATCCCATTTACCTTCGTTCCAAATCCGGTCAAAGAGGTCTGTAAAAATATCCATCGCGGATGGATTACTAATAATTGATGAACTAAGTTCTGACCCTATAACACATCCACATGAATCTTTAAGAGGTTCTTTTCCAGGTCTTGATTTAATCGTTCCTAGTTCTTTGATAATAGCTTCAATAGTAGCGCGCCCATTTATCAATTTAGTATTATCTATTCGAGTGATAATTTTCCTAGCGAGAGCTATCGCCGGTCCCTTTCTTACTCCCGATGGACCATATAAAAGAACATAAATATTAGGATAAAGATTATAGTTCCCTCCCATATCGAACCATACTTTATCCCTAAGAATTGCACTTATGGTGGCAAGTCCGCTCCAATAATAAAATCTTTGAGGTGCTTCATATTCTTTCGTTGTCTCTAATAATTCATCTAGGAAGGACATCTATTCCCTGGCAAGAAACATATCATACAGTCTAGTATCTGGAACAATACCTTCTTTATCTGCTATAAATTTTAAACATTCTTTAGCTGCTAAACAATAAGCATTACTAGGATTCATATCGTCACATTGCCCTTTTCGATATGTTTTCCAAATTTTATCTCTTAATTGTTTAGGTAAACTAAACCAATGTCTTCTACACATAAACATTTCAGGAGGAACATTTATCTTACAATTAGTTGCATGACAATGATGACTCATGATGTCTTATCAGCATAAATTCTTTCTAAAACTTCAGCTTGCTTATCACTTAGAGAACCTTTTTGTCTTAACTGGAGACGAATATCAATTACAAATTTTCGTTCCCAATCTGATAACTTATGTCTTTTCTCCATGCACTTATCTATCCAACTCATATGGAGTTGATATTGCTCAACTTTGTCGGTGTTCATTCTGTTCATTTCTTATAACACTTCTTACATTTAGGAATAATCTTACAAATCTCTCCAGTTACTACTATTACACTTAATCTCTGTTTAGGAGTAAGACATTCAGGATTCTTATGAATCACTGTTCCTAAAGTAAATCTTCCATCTCTTTGTTTATGAATTGTGATGAACATTAAGCCACCTTCCTTCTAAACTTCTCAAGATTACAATAATCAATTCCTATTTCCACATCACAAGGTATTATGAGAGGCCGTCTAGGAATGGAACATTCATCAAATAAGATAGGTTCCAGAAAATAGCTTTTAATTTCCTCCACATCATCATATAGTGCCATCCTATCCGGTATTAGAAAGGTCAGCGCGTCATGAGATTCACATACTATCTTAATATGCCAGAGTTTCTTAAGAACTGATAATCCTGCTTTTTTCGTAGAGTCTGAAACAGTTTGCTGGGGAATAAACGCGTAGGCACCTTTCCATAAATCTCTAGTGTCCATCTCATCAAAGAAATATCTGGAAGCACCATAGGTTCCGTAAATTCGTCTATTTTTACGAAGTAACTCTTGAATAGTATGATGAAACACAGTTTGAATCTTAGGAGTGTCCGAGGCCAAAACTTTAAGGCACTCACCAGCTCTCCATTCAGATATGCGTATCGGGATTTTGTATTTGCGTGCGTCTGTATTAACATTTATCATCGCCTCTCTTTTTGTAATTCCTAAGTGATAGGCATGTCTTAATGTTTTACCAACAAAACGCTCAGGACACTCGAATCCGAGAATCTTTTTAGAATAACTCTCCTCTTTACCTCCAAAGAATTTAGCGGCAGTGAGAGCATGTTTGTCTCCCGTATCATAACTACGTAAGGTTTCTTCGTCATCTGCCAATAATGAGCAAACTCTCGCTTCCGCCTGAGACTTGTCAATGTTGACGATGACATATTTTGGGTCACTGATAAGAATTGAGCGTAAGTCTTGCCCAATATCTCCATGCTTGGATATAGTTTGGAAAGCCCAACCCATTTGTTCTGGTCTAATAGGAGGTTCAAGGACATTTGTAGAAGTTCTAAAGTTTTCAGTTCCAGTTATTTTAAAATTAGTTTTCATTCGGCCATCATAATCAGGTTCAGCCTGAAGATAGCCAATAGATTTATTAACTCTTCGCCATTCTAAAATAATTTCACAAGTTCTAATCTGGTCTGGTTTCTTTACTGTATTCCCTAGTAATGCGGTTATGATTTGTTCCCCTGTCCCATCACGGCGAGGAATCTTCATCTTATCATAGAGAAGTTCATCTACTTGTTGCCAACTACCTATATTAATAGGCTCTTTATATCCATAATTTTTACAGATGTCAAATAATTCTACTTCTAATTTAATTAACCAATTAATATATTTATGAATAAGAGCTTTTCTCTCATTAGTATCTTCTTTAAATCCTACATTATCAATATGTTTATAAAGAGCATGGGTTTCCATTCTGAATAGAGAACTCTTAAATTCTGGGTCTATTTCTTGTAAATCCTTTCGCTGAACGTCAAATAATTCTCGGGTAACACAAGCATCTTTGCAGTTATAGAGGAAAAAATCTTCGATTTTATCAACTTTAGGATTGAATTCCCGACCCTCGAATTTATAATATGGTTCGAGGGTATCAATAGATGTATTAAAAGCCAGACCTTTAGGCATCTCACTAGAACGACAGTGAGCGCCAAGCATAGTATCCCAATACAATCTAAGATAGAATCCAAGACGATTAATTTTATCTTCGTCATATTTAAAATTATGTCCAATAAAATTAAATTTAGTATCTGCTAGGAAATCAGCTAACATCTTCCAAATATAAGCTAAATCTCCTGTAGGTATAGTAGAAATCTTAAGCTTATAACTTTCATTTCCCTTCTTACTCTTAGCTTCTACTTCAATAGGTAATGTATTCCAAAGAGGGATACAAAATCCTTCATAACTATTAAAACTTAACCCGATACAAACTGGTATCCCTTTAATAGCTTCAATATCTAACGCGCAATAAGGACTATTTCTATGTCTTTCTAAATATCTATAAACATCTGCTGATGTGCCGGCAATATGTAATAAACGGTGAGGTAATCTAAACTCTCTAAATTCTGATTGTTCTACTGCTCTTTTGACATCAAACTTTCTAACATATTTCTGCCAACTTTTCCATTGTCCTTCACCTGCACCATGAAGTTCTGCACCAGGATGCCAAGTGAATATTGCTTTTTTACCTAAACATTGAAGAATAGAGCCGCGCCAGACGTTAATTCCATTATTCTTTCCCGACTTACCTACCATAGAGTAAAGAACGGGTTCACCCAAACCGAGAATAACATTAGGAGATACAGCATTAATCTCATTTGTGAGGTCTGCCATCGCTTCTGCATGATTTAATCCTATCTCTTTAAATTTTTTATGTTCATTATTAGGAAGCTGATGTTTGAATACGTAAGTTGTATAACAGCTATCTAGTTCGACTCCTGCCTCTCTTAAATCTTTTCTTAGAATTGAATAGGCCGCATTTACGAAAGGCCGACCGGCTATTAGTTCGTCATCTTTTGGAGCTAAGTCTACAATAGCAATTTTCGCTCCGAGAGGACCAATTCCTTCTATTCTTTGGGAAAGTTCAGACATTACTCATCATCCCCATTCTTAATGGTTCTAAGAATAGTTAAAGCTTCCTCTCTAGTTTTAAGCCTAAGGTCTGGGTTAGTTTTTATTGCTCTTGCTAGATGAATAGCCTCAGAAACTGCTCCAATAGATAGTCCTAATTTTTGAGCAGTATCAGAAACTTTCCATTTATCATTACGTTTTCCTGATTTATCTTTTCCTTTAGTTGTATGATAATCTAAAATAAATCGGGCGCGTTCATACCAACGTCTTTCTTCGCGTATCTTTCTTATGTCATCACTCAACCTTTTCCTCTTTTCCAGATTAGAGGCAAAAAGAACATGACTAGCCTAGTAGTGTGTAATCTGAAGAGAATACTCTTTCTAGGCTAGTCCTTACCCTCTTTTGCTAGCACTATTGAATCCGCTCCCTCGCCAGTTTTATTAGCACCCATATGGTTATGCTAATTAGCTGCTTACACGGTTAAGATTCGGCCAGTATATAGAGAGTAAACTCTAAACTCTTTCTAACGTATCTATTGCTGCTTGAATTTTAATAATCTTTTGAAGATGCTGGTCTTTTAAAGTCTGAAGTGCCCGTAATCCTTGCCCTTTATAATAATCTTCTTCTGTTTGAACTTGATTATAAGGTTTAGAAGTTTTTGCTGTTTGTTCATCACACATTTTAATTTTCCTTAAATTATCTACTAGGATTTTGGCCCTTCCCATCTAGGAAAGTCTATCTTATTGATTATTCAATAGTATCCTAGTAGATAAACTCTAAACTACCCTAGGTCAAAGGAAGAAAATCTCCGGCCTTATTGGTAACACGATTGTTGAACTTATCATTAATTACCATGACCTTAACTTTTTTCCCTACACAATCATTGGGATTAATCTGTGCGGATGTTGCCTCTCCCTTCACTAACTTTTCCCACTCAGCAGCAGGAAATCCACAAGCGATAAAGAAAGCCTTTCCCATAGAAACAGCCTTCTCACTAACCATGTAATCCTGCAAAGGATACTTTAAACCGTTATGTTCAACTTCGATACCCCACTTATGGAGCATAGAACCATCGTTAGCAGTATCGGGAGTATAGTGCATAACTTCTCCCATCTTCCAACCCGGTTCAACAACTTCCGCTCTAAGTGCATCCTTTGAGGTTACAGTAATCATGTTATATTCTCTTTTCTTTGTTTGTTGTGGTTGTTGTTTGTGTTAGTGTTTGTTAAATTTGGATTTTGTGTTTACCATTATGGGCCTGTCAGTCTCATCCTGACCTTTCTCCGCTTTAATGTCTTGTTCATTCTCAACCAAAGGATTATCCTTATGGTCTTGAAACATATGAGGAATACTATTATCTATGATAGTATCTAATAACCTCTTAGCTGCACAAGGAACACAGACAGTTCCGGTGAATTGGGTATCATCAGGACTAATAAATATTAATAACCATCTATTATCAATTTCATACTTTTTAAGCACATCATCGATAATTAAGGCTATAGCTTTAGCATCTTCAGCAGTTAAATATTTTGGTTCTTTCTTATTTTCAGTCATGAGATAAATCCACATCTTTAGTTAATTTTTTACATTCTTTACATTTAATATTTACATAATCTAATTTACCCCCTCTACCTACTGTAGATTGATAATGAATAGAAGAAGCAGCCATAATTTTATGAATTGTAAATCTTTTACATTTTTCGCAATAAATTTCCATTAAAAAGAAATCCTAAAATGAAATAGTCTTCGGTCTATTAGGGTCAGCCGCGGGTGTTGCTTTTAATTCATCACTAAGCTGATTAAGAACTAATTGATAAGGGTCAGGATTATCTGTGAAATCAAAGTTCTTAATACCCCAAGATGTCTTACAATCATCTAAAGGTGAGCCTACAGTATTTACCTTATATTTAACTTGTTTATTATTTTCTCCCACACCTTCAAAAGATTTTTCAAATAACCAAATCTCATTAAAAAAGCCTGGAACTGCCGCGGGCGCTTTCTTTCCTTTTGTAAGGATAGTTCTAATAGTTTCCGTTACCTGTTGTCCCCCTTCAAAATATCTCATCTCATAAGGAGAGATATGTGCTTCTAATATACAATTAACCCCTTGTGTCTTAAGTTGTTGAAAGAAAGCAACTAAATCATTAATAATAGCAGAATCTTCAGCATTAAAATCTTGAAGTTGATTAATAGGGATACCTCCGACCATATTAACCTTAATTCTTTTATCTGCTTTATTTTCTGCTACTTTCTGAGTGATAAGATGATTGAGAATATTATAGATAAATGAGGTTAGAGAAGCGGCTACAACAGTCTTATAGACGGGACGGGCAAGTATCTCATCCATCTTTTTGTCTATATTATAATACGATGTGCCGATAGGGTAGGAATCAAACTCTAAATCTTTTAGATTACCTTTATAATATTTAAGAACTGAGTCGAAGCGATTCTCAAAATCAAATACATAAGTAGGCCGGAGAATAGGAGAAGCGGAAAGAATAGTTTTGCCACTTCCATTAATTCCTTTCGATAAAAGAGATATAACTGGTCTAATTACTGCGTCTTCTGCTTTCATTTTTTAACTTTCTCCAATTCTTTTAACCTTAATAACCAAGCTTTTGCATTAGAAAATTCCATTCTTTTACCCTTATCATACATATTTAATAATCTAGCATAATGTGATTGAAGTTTAACAGATTCTTCTAAAGCATGTTCTAATTCATCATAACCAAAAGTCATTTTCTCGGGTCCATTTCTTTAAGTTTAATTTCTCTTTTAACTAAATTAAGTGCCTGTAATCTTTCTTGTTGTCCCTTAAGACAGGACTCACAAGTGCAAAGAGTAACTATAATATGATTTTCTTCTAAAACATCTTTAATTAATTGAAGTTCTTTTAAAATCATTTACTCAACCCCTGTTCCAAACCTTTAAAGAAATCTTCTGCACTCTTGAGTTTCTCTTGTTTCTCTTCTTTACCTTTAACACAATTAGCACAACAAGGTTCTGTCATTCTCAATGCTCGCCTATCAAGAATCATTTGTTCTTCACATCTATTACATTCCGCTATCTGTCCTCTGAGTAATGGAGCACTCAATTTAGTTTTCATAAATACATAATGAGTGCAACCAATTTTAATACACTTCATTACCCAGACAGACCTATCGCGTCCAATATCTACGCGGCGATAGCGGTGGATGTGCTTTGACATTTTACTTACTCTTAGTATCAATTCCTACAATTACATCAAGATTATCAAGGATTTTATCTACTGCTTTACCAAGTGCCCGAATAGAAACAAAAAGAATAAATAATGTAGCCCACTGTAAAATTTCATTAAGAATGTCCATATAAATTTAAAATTGAGAAGGGTCCCAATCCTTTCCTACTGTAAAATATCTTTCTAATTTCTGTTCTCTAACTTCAGGACTAACAGAACAAATGCCGCCATTATACTTATCACTAAATTGACATGCAAAATGACCGTGAACACAACTAGTAGTATTCATAGGCCAGAATCCATCCTCATAAGAAATAAGTAACTGTTTAACCCAATAAGGTAATGTAACTGTTCTCCACTCTTCTAATATATGAGCATCAAATGGAAGTAACTCCATTTTAAATTTCTGCTCGGGTTTAAGACTCTTTTGAAATCCAAACCTCTGAACCCCAAAAGTATTAACTCCACAAGCTATACAATATATCTTAAACTGATTACTCATAGATGTATAAAACCATCGTTCAGCTTCAGTCTTATTATCTACAGGTATCAATTTAAGAGTAGGAGTTCTTAATCCTAAGTCTATTCTCCCGGTTAAGATAATTCTAAGTTTAAGATTAGAGTCTTCATAAGCTATCTTCTTAAAATGCTGCTCTACAAATACCGGCTCCCAACTAGAGCTATGAATAAACTTAAAAAAGGATACTAAATTCTGAAATACATCGAGCGCGTCTTCAGCCTCTAAGTTATTAAAAGTTAATGCTGATTTTTTAGCTGCATCTACTCCAGCTATTGCTGCTATTTGATAATCTCCTGTATTAATTCTTTCTTTCCAATAGGTATGCAATCCTATATGAGCTAATTGTCCCTTTTCTATAGACTTAGAAACCCCAAAAATAGGAACAAGATGCCTATTGAAAACATAGTTATACCTTGCAGCGCATCCCATAAAAGCGGAGAGCACTTGACTGTCAACTTGAACATTAGTCCACCTATCTTCTTTAACTACCTGTAGGTCTGGTTCAGTTGGTTTAATAATATTACTTTCTACTGACATAATTTTATCTATTTTTTATCAATCCACTTAACATTCTTAGTAGTATTAAGCATATTAGCCACTGAGAAAATAGTAGAAGCACTAACAGTTATCTCATGTTCTTCTACTTCATCTTCTTCATCTTTAGGTGCATCGGGATGTTTAGCAATAATAACTTCTTTCTTAAAAGTTACCTTACCATCTTCATTACAACTAATCTTAGTATCTCCATCTTCAAGAGTAAAAGGCTTATGAACATATCTTTTCATCTTACCTGCACGATTTGGTAACATTACCTATTCCTTCCTTCTTTATGACTCATAATATAGATATCATGACGATAAAATTTATACCATCTATATAAATATCTAAAGAATTTTCTAATCACTTCTCATCCCTCATCTTAATCATCCTCAAACAATCAAAAAGAACTTCAGCTTGAGCACTAAGAGCTTTCAATAACTTAATATAAAGTTCAGGAGAAATAGTAGGATACATAGCTCTTATAGTATAAGCTAATTGATTAACTAATTCTTTTTCAGACTCGTTAATACCGTAAAGTTCCCATAATTCCTTCTGTCTTTCTATCATCATTTTAATATCTTCAGATTTTAAATTTTTAAATTCTGAAAGCATTTAGTCCTCTCTTACTATCGGTTCAATAATAGTAATATCTTTCTTCTTCTTCCAAGAATATCTAATGGTCTGCCATGTTCCGCTTCTAATGGAATGTTTAAACTCTTTAGGAGTTGCTATCATCCAAGCTACATAATCAACTAAATCTTTATTACGCTCAAGATATGGCTTACGTGGCATCCATCTTACTTGTATTGCTTCATCCTTATAAGTAATGGTATACCACTGACCGTTATCGTTATTATAAATTCTTCCTTCATTAAAAACCCAACCCCTTTTCTTAGCATCTGTAAGAGGGAATAAAGTAAATACCCTAATACCAAAATCAAAGGCTATATCAACAGACTCTTTATCAGAACCTATACAATCTCCCGTGCAGAACTCAGTTCCTTTCTTTAACTCAATAACCTTTAATAGCATATCCTTTTGATATTGAGTCATTCCTTTTTGAGTTCCGGTAAATCCTATTATCATTTCTTTTCTATCTTCTCTAAAGAATCTGCAAATTCTTCTACAGTTAGAGCAGACCCAATTAAAGCTGTTCTAGCATCCATATTACCTAATTTTTCTTGATAAGATGCTAAACTTCTTTGTTGACTAGCCCAATTTCTCATGTTCTTAATAAGTGTTTTAATAGTCATCTAATCATCCTCAAATTCCCAACCACATTCTTTACACTGCTTAACTTTCCCTTTACTAATCAGTGCGTTCTTAGCTTTACAATTAGGACAAGTTCCTTCTGTCATATTTTATCTTTCTTTAAAAGATTAAAGCAAAGAATAACAATTATTATGGCTAAAGTAGTCATAACCAATCACTCAACGCAAGATAGTTAATATAATAACTAAGAGTCATTCCCTTAGTTTTAGCTTTTGTCCTAAGAATCTCTAATTGAAACTTATAAGCTCCATAACTACCATGAGAACGGCGCGTTCCATTCTTACTTTTCTTTAATCTCTTTAATGTCTTCTTTGCTGATGTCGTGGAACTTGATTTCTTCGACATATCTATCTAACCTCTTATTAAAATCAATAACTGTCTGGTCAAATTCATGACTAACATAACCGGCTCTTTTTAAGAAATAATCATTAAGAGCTATTGCTTCTTCTTGAGTTAGAACTAAAAATTTTTCATGTTTATCAAATTCTTGTCTAGGACAAACAATAACTCCTTCTTTTTCATCTAATGCAACTAAGATAGTATTCATTAAGTTTCTTCTTTCTTCTTAGCAACCCCATTTAATCTTTCAATAGCCTGTTCCAGCGCGTTATAATCTCCAACTAATTGATTATTAATCTTTCTAATATTACTATTACTATGAGAGTATCTTAAATCGGTAGCAATCATATGACGTATCTTACCTAATAGCATCATATGAGTATGAATAACATCGACAGGGATAAAATAAATCTGCTCTCCATTTAGTTCTGAAGGTCTAACTTTGCTCATATCTTTATCTCATCAATAGGTCCACTAATTTCTAAATCTCCATAAACTTCAGATAATATTTTAACTTCATCATCTTCTTCTTCAAACATTTCTCTAGCTTCATCTATAGTATCAGCTATTACTTCAACTACTTCTGTAATAGTTTGCTTTCTAGTAGCTCTAAATAATCTTTTCATATATCAAATCCCTGCTCTCGTTTAGTTGCACAAGAGTTACAGTATCCATAATCAGGTCGGAGTTTAACTTTCCTTCCACATTCTTCACATTTCTTCCAAACTGATTCTTTCTGAACGCGGTGATAAAACTCTACATCTTCTTCTGATTCTGTTTTATAATGACCAAAGTTATCATCGTAATAAGATGGCATAATTATTTCCTCCCAAACCTCTTCTTAATAATCATCTCAGAGAGTTCTCTAATAATATCATTCTCTTCCCACTTAATATTCTCTTCTCCTACATTCATACTTTTTCTGAAGAAAGTCCTCTTTCTTTCAACAATCTCAGTGAGCATGGAATCAACAGTCTGGTCAGCGATGAGATATGGGACTCTAATTGATACTTTCTTAGGATTTTTATCCTCATTGAAAAGGAAATCCTGAAGGTATGTCGGATAATCTTGATGAGTAAGCGGTCTTGAAAATCTAAGTTCTGCTTGTTCTTCATTTGCAGGATTCCATTGTCTTTCTAACATCATTGCGTTCTGACAGAACTGAATATTTAGTCCCTCTCCTGATGCTAGAGTAGAGGCTATTAAGATTCTGCATTGGGGGTCATTTTTAAACTTCTCAATAACTCTATTTCTCTCTTCTGGTCCTCTACCCCCAAATAATCGGAGAGTAGTTTTATAACCTCTCTCTTTTAGAAGTTTATCTAATCCTTCAAAAGTTTTAGCCACATCACCATTCTGAAGCATATCTCCCACATCAATATGATGATGAAAGATAGTTAATTTCTCTGCTTCATCGGGAGAATTTTCTAACCACTCTAATGCATCTTCTATTGCTATAGGAGTCTTAGCAATACCTGTAATATGCTTAAGGACCATTATCTGTGCTGCAATATTCTTCGGGTCTTCACCATCTATCATTGCAGCTTTGATAATATGAGCTACTCTTTCTTCCGCTTGGTCATAAGCTTTAGCATGTAGAGCTTCCATATCTACATATCTAATCTCTCGTCTAATTTTAGGAAGGTCCGGGAGAACTACATCTCTCATCCTTCTAATAACTAAGTCTTTTGTATACTCTCTGAAGACGGGTATATTTCTAATTCCGCCTTGTTTAATTTTTCCGGTTCTATTGTCAAGGTATGTTTCCACCCAACGATTTTTAAAGTTCTCATAACTCGGAAACCTAACCGGGTCCAACATATTAAGAACCGGAAAGTATTCAGAACCTCTATTCTTCCATGGCGTTCCGCTAAGCGGGATAAAATATTCTGCTTTTGATACCAGTTTTCTAAGTTCCGCGGTTCTAGTAGAATCTGGATTTTTAAAGTGTTGTATTTCATCAGCTACTACCGTCTTATACCCAATAGAATCTAACTTCTCACTACTCATATTTCTGAGAAGGTCCATTGAGATAATATAGAGTTTAATTCCGGGAAGAATTCTTGAGCGCGGATTCTCAATAATCTGTCCCATGAAACCAAATCCACACCATTCAAGAGCTTCTTTAAGAGCTTGAAGTTTAAGAGTAGTTTTGCATACCCAAAGAACAGGAGTAGTTACTTCTTTATGAGCAAAACAAAATAGTAAAGCTTGAAGAGTCTTTCCTAGTCCCGGCTCATCAGCTATTAATGCTCTACCTCCTGAAGTCTCAAGAAATCTAATACCCTCTATTTGATAAGGATAAGGTCTCTTTCCTGATTCTGTTACATAATTATCTAAGTCAAATCCAGAAGATTTAATAGATTCTGCTTTAACTAAATGTCCACATTTTAATTTAGTCCAACGGACCCCGGACATTATGATAGAAGATTGTTCCTCTGCCTGTTTACTACAAGTCGGGCAAAGTTTATTTACCCTATGAAACTGTCTCTTAGGTTTAGTCTCTGATGGTTGAATAGCTCTACCATTATCAAGATTAATATATGCTCCACAAGGTTTAGGGTCAGAAAGTCCTATCTCAATACATTTACTCTTCCATACTTCATTATGCCCATGAGAGTGACCAACTAGAGCGTGTCCTACCTCATGTAAGATAGTATCTCTTAAGTCTGCTTCCGAGCGCGTATTGAGATGAATTAAACTTAATTCTATTCTCTTTGAGTCATGCCAGCACCTTCCAATATATTTCTCTGATTTAGAAAATATTGTGCGCCATCCTTGTTCCCAAAGACTTTTAAATGATGTTGCATCAGTCCTTGCATCGAAGATTAATGTTCCTAATTTCTTTAATTGTTCATCGCACATTTCTTGTGCGTCATATTGTCTAACCATTATGTTGTCCTGAAACAATAATCCACTTAGCTCCACATCCTACAGCTAAGCAATGATAATGAATATGTCTTCTATACTCTAAGGAATAAATACAATCATCATTTGCTGGATTATGAGGATTACAATATACCACTTGAATTGGTCTTCTGTTACAATTCCAGCATGAATGTCTAAAGTTACTAAGATTGATTGTTTGCTTTTTGTGATTCTGTAAATAATTTTGCATAACCATTACTAAGCATCTTAAGATTATCTTCTAAAATGTTAATCTTCTGATTAAGCGTCTCAATCATTGAGAGAAGATTAGTAATTCTTTCACTTTGGGTTATATTCATTTCCCCTTGAACAGTTAATACCTCTCTAATTAGCTTATTCGATTCTGCCATTGTCTCTACTATTAATAGGACATCTTCAATAGGAACAGATAAGCTCATTTCTTTTCCTCAGCATTATCAGAAGAAGTCCCAACTACCTTATCAAACTCTCTTTGTTTCATTACCTTGACCATTTCTTGATATTTCTCAAGAGACATTCCAAAAGATTTAGCCTCTTTCTCCATTGCAGTTAGCTTAACCTTACTCGGTCCTTTAGCCGCCTGTTCTCTTCCCTTCGTTATAGAAGAGATATTATTCTGAGCGCGCTCATTAGCCTTTACCTTATTAATGTAATCGACTAGAGGAACGAGATTTTCTTTGATTTGGAATAGCATTACTTGGAGAAGTTCAATCTTACTTTCTACCTGCTCTTTACTTACATTAACTAGAGCAATAGCATGATGATTGAAAATGTCATTACGATGATTTAGAACATGGTCAGAAGAGGTAAATCTGAGAGGCTCAGGAATCTGAAGTAAATCGTAAAATTGAGTCAACGCGGGCGAGTCTACTCTTATCTCAGTCTTAACTTTCTCTAATTCTGCTCTTTCTACTCCTAAAACATTCTTAAGGAGAGGTTCATAACATTCTTCACAGATAAAATAGTCTTTCTCCCACATTCTAGTTGCGAGTTTAAGACCAAATCCGCGTTCGAGGCATGATTGACAGTATTTCTTACCATCATTAGGAGCTTTCTTATTGTCTAGAAAATGAGTAGGTTTAATTGTGCATACTTTTTCTTTATTACTATCTGGTATTAAATGAGGTTCTCCACAATCATCGCAAATGTAATGAGTAGGCTTTTCCTCTTTTATTTGGGGTTCATCGGTTCCTAGTAATATCTCAGGTTCAGGTTCTTTAATAGTTGCTCTTTCAGCTAAACTTAAAGAACCATTCCTCTTAGCAAAGTAACAAGAGGTGCATAGTTCCCCTGTTATATTAGGAGAGGTTACTTCCTTCTCTATCCCCAGAGTTTTACATTGATTACAGTTCATAAATTAGTTCTCTAAAGTAGAGAGGAAAATTCTTTGAGCTTGTATATTTTGAGAAGCTATTTGAGCTAACTCTAAACTGGATTGAGAAGCAACTATTTTGGCATCTTTAATATTATGTTCTCTACCTACAATAGTAAAAGTATTGTAGAGCACATCAAATCCAATCGAGGAACGTCTAATTTGGAACATTAGATTATTCCAATCCAAAAAGAATGTTCTTCTTCGTAATTAGGAGGATTATTACCTATTGACCAACTTAAATCAGTAGCTACAAATTCTCCTAATTTCTTTAGAAGTTTATTTATATCTGTTGATTTGAATCCCATTTCTAAATCACTATCTTCGTTTAATGAGGTGATGTAAAGATAATACATTTTAAACTCCAATCTTTGAGATAATCTACTAACAACACGTTATTCTAACGAATAGGTAGATTAATCTGGCCATTTCTTGAGAAATTTCTTTTGTTCAATCTCAATATTTTTCCTTAAATGTTCAATTTGTAATCTAAGTGCATCCCCTAATCCATTCCTATAACCCATTCTAATTAATGAGTCATTAGATTCTTTAGAGATAAAAAGTAAATAATCAACGCATCTGAGTTTAAGTTCTACTTGCTTTTCTTTCAGCGCGTCAATATCTTTTTGCTCTTCAGGATTAGCCATTAAAATACTCCCAAATAAAGTCAATATCTCTCTGACTATTAATCTGATAATCTTTCCCATTAATTGTGATAATCATCTTCTTTTCCTTATTAAGTCTTGAACCATAATAATTCTAACTTAAAAATATCATATAAGCTAGAGGTTCAAGTTCAGTCAACTATCAATCAAAGGTCGGCTCGGAGTCGGTCAAAGGTCGGTCAAGGCGGACCCCTCCTAAGTCGTTGACTCCGAAGGACTTAGCTCGCATACCCTCTCTCTCCCTAGTGAAGTATACCACCCTCTGCCCCGCCTGTCAACTACCCCTAGGGTGTATATGATAGTTCTTCTATATATATATAAAATTATATAAGACACCCCTCTAAGACCCTATCCAGAGGGGGTGTATAGGGGGGATATATGATAGGGGGGAGAGGGGGAGGGTATCTCGTAAGTCGTTGATGTAGTTAGGGTTAGGTATGATTAGGTTTGACCGACCTTAGTTCGACCTTAGACCGACCAAGGACCGATTATTGACTGAATATGAACTAAGAAATATATGATATTTAAGAATTATTGGCATTAGGAGAGATATTACTGAAATTGGGATACTGATTCCGCGCCTAATGGATATATTTGAAAGTGTAGCGATTCGATACTTTACAATCTCTTTACATTTTACAAATCATATATCGATAGGAAAGGATAAGGACGCGACCGATCGGGTAAGTTTATGATAAGACAATAAAAAACCCCAGAACCCTATTTCTAAGGCTCCGGGGTTAGTCTAACGTCCTGGGTTAGAGCTTACTTCGTGCGGAATATTTCGAGCGTATACTCAGCAGGAACCAAACCAAACTCCTGAAGAGTCCTGTGTGCTGTCTCATCAGAGACGTTCTTTGTCCGCATTGCATCTCGAATCATACGGGCGTAAGCATTACCCATTGATTCCTCAGTGAGCGGCTTATGCTGATTGAATACACTCTGATAGCGTCGGTTCTTCGATGAAACGCGAAGGCTATCATTGATTGTTTCCAGAAGCGCGACGACAGCCTTTCCGGTTTCCACAGAACCTTTCAGTGCTTCATTGATAAAAGCAATCTGGTCATCGGAAAGTTTCGCACCTTCGAGTCTAAGAGCGGAAACGAGAGAAGGAACGACGGGATACTTAAATCCTTCGCTATCGTTCTTGTAAATCTCTTTGCCGTCCTCGTCTTTGACGGTAATCTGAAAGGTTCCGATCCTGATTTCGATTTCAGGATATTCCGCGTGAGACTCTACAGCCGCGGCTACAGCTTCCTGATTCGAAACCTTACCAGAGAGCTTTTCAGTAACCTTGTCTGCGATGGTTTTCTTGATTCTCATTGTCGTTTCACCTGTATATGTTTGAGGTTTAAGATAAAGTATTTCCTTCAAGAGGGTAGAGCTAAAGCCTAAGCCTTAGTCCTATCATTGAGTGACGCGCCTTTATCTTAATCCGGCCCGCGCTGAAGGCCGCTCGTTCTACCGTTCCTGAATGGCGCCGCGAATGCCCGTCTCAGGATGAGGGAACATCAAGAGGATACCATAAGAGTCAAGACCTGAAACAAGAGAATTGTAAAATCTTTTGAACTGGGCACGCGCTGACCATCGCGGTCTAATCCTTTCCTCCCCCAAGCTCCATCCCTAAGAATCATTAACGGTCCCTACCCTATATGGCCTGCTAGAAGAGTCTCATCTGGGCTACTGCGCGTGAAGTGTGGAAAGCACACTAAGATTGCCCAAATATTAATTATCTTTTTAATTTTATTTTTTTTTTATTTTACGGGTCCCATCTTTACTTTTAGGAAAGAGTCTCATTTTTATTCTTATAGTTATTAGAGTCTCATCTATCTATGAAACAAAGTAGTTAAAATAAATTATATCCTATCTCATCTAAATCCAGTTAGGTAATGCTAGGCCGAGATAAGGGCCGAGAAGGTAGCTAGGATAAGCCAGGCTAGGATATAGGTAGACTTAATCCCTGATTAATAGTTCAGCGCAGGATAAGGTCGAGCGCGGGCTAATAGGTCATCCTAGAGGCTCTCGTCTGAAAGTTCAGTTTATCATTTTAAATTACTATAATATTTTTAGTTTAGTTAATCTAAGAAAATATGATAAGAGATAGGAGGGATTGACTTTTAATCGGAGGTGTGATAAGATGAAGGAACCTAATAAAAATAAGCGGACTGAAAGTTCAGACTGAAAGTTCATTCTCTTCTATTATGATAACTAGACTATTGTTGAGTTATAAAGGTTAGAAGTGTAAAGAGATTCTTATGTTTATTATATCCTGTCTTAAATGCAGAAGAAGTTTTGGAAGAGTTGGACATATCTTAATGCATTGGATAGGCAGCGCGTGTAAAGGAATCGAGCAACCGGAGTTACCATTATGAATATTATAGTTCCTGATGAAGAACTTCAAGAAATTAGTATTGAAGATGCTATCAAATCTAATGATAAATCTCAGATTATTATTAAGGGAGAATTTCAAGGAGATAGAGGAAAAGGCAGAGATGAATTAACTAAAGAAATTATAGCTCATGATGCGATTGCTTTAGGAGCTAGTAGAGCAGCAGAAATTCATGGAATAGAAAAACCTTCAGCTTCTAGATATTCTAACGGTCATGATATTAAAGATGAAGATAGCAAAGCTGGAATATTAGCAGCGCGTCATAATATTGCAGATAAAGCGACCGCGAAATTAATGCAAGCACTTGATTTATTTGACCCTTCTTGTATTGAGAAGCATGTAGATATAGTCAAGTCAGCTAGCATGCTTGCTAATATAGTAGATAAGGTAACTGGTAAGAATAATCAAGGTAATGCGGTCCAATTAATTCTTCATGGACCTAAACAAATTAATATTAATAGTTATGAGGTAATTGATGTTTAAGAGAGTTCTTCTTCCTCAAATAATTATAATATTATTAATTTGCGCCATTAGTGTAGGATTAAAAGGAGAAGAAAAAGGATTAACTGAAATTCAAAAATTAAAAGCAGAAAATTTTAAATTAACTACTCAGTTAATTGCTTGTCAGAATAATCAAAATCAAGCAGCTCTAAAAAATGCACAAGCTGAATTAGTTGAAGATTTCCGTAAGACATTAGGAGCTAAAGATGAAGAAGTTTTTGATTGGAACACTCTTACTTTTAAGTCTAGTAAGTAGTGTTTCTGCTCAGACAACTATAAGCAGTTCTTCTCCCGCGATTTGGAATACTAGTGGGCAGGGTTCTATTAGTATTCAAGTTACTGGTATTACAGGGGGAGGAACTATTACATGGGCTTGTTCAGTAGATAATTCTACTTTCGTTTCCTATCTTCTAACTCCTGTAGGTTCTTCTACCGCAGCTGCTACTACAACTTCTAATGGTATTTATTCTGGGCCATTAGGACCATGTAATTCTTTTAGAGCTTCTATTTCAGCTGGTTCTGCTTCAGTATTTCAAAGAACTATCGTAGCTGTTAAACCTAGGTCCGTAGATTTATCTGGCGTGGGCACAGTTACATCTATAGCTACAACCTCTCCTATTACTGGCGGCACAATTACTACAACTGGAACTATTGCTTGTGCTACTTGTGCGGTTACTACAGGAACATTAGGACAATTCTCTGCAACTACATCAGCTCAATTCTTTGGAGTTATTAGTAATGAGACAGGAGGTAGTGGAAATGTTGTAGGAAGTGCGTCGCCTACTATTGACTCTCCGATAATAACAACCCTATTAGATTTAACCGCTACTACTGGAGTCAGGTTTACGGCTGCAAGTGGAGCACTAACATTAGCAGACCTAGCTGGAACTACTGAGAATATTACTTTAAGCTTAAGAACAGCTAATATTGCTACATTTAGTTCTTCTACCGGAGTAAATGACTATTTATATTTAACTGAAGAAGTTAAAGCATTATTGACTCTTAGGACGGCTGATAATGATACTGGTTCTATTGCACCTAATTTAAATCTTCAAAGGTCTAGAGGAACTACAGCTTCTCCAGCAGCAGTAATAAGCGGAGATACTTTAGGGGAAATTAGGTTTTTTGGTTATGCAAATAGCGCCTTTCAACAGCCCGGAGCTATGTTTGTTACTGTAGATGGTGCTCCATCAGGGAGCAATATTCCAACTTCTATTCATTTCAATAATAATAGTGGTTCTGGAGGAATAGCTCCTTTTCATATTAGCTCAAATAACAACGTTATTATTGGTCCTGCAGCTACAGGTGTAACATTAGCTGGAGCAGCAGGAGTTCTAACTATTGCTGGATTAAGCGGAACGCTTGAAAATTTAACTTGGGATTTTACTGTAGCTAATACTGTATCTGTTGGAACTGGAACGGGCGTTACCAAGATTGATTTTGGAACAATCATCTTAGAAGGAGCATTTAACTCCTCGGATGGTTCGGCCGGTATTACTGGAGCTAGTTGCACAGCTTGGAAAAATGGTCTTTGCACTTCTAGCTAACTATAATGTCATTCTTATTAGCTATGCAAAATAAAAGAGAGTATGATGGTGGCCAACCTTGGTGGGTTGGGTCAATTTATAAAATAGGAATTCCAGCAGCTATATCTTGTTATCTTATTTATTTTTTAGTTCAAAAAGTTGATACTAAACAAGATGAAATATTTAGTTTATTAAAAGCTCATAATAATGTTATGTATCAGCAAATGGAAGAAGATAAAAGACAAGCTAATGAAATAGAACGAAGTAATAAATTTTTACAACAAATTTGTTTTAGTGTAACCCCTAACAGCAGAAGGCAGGAGTGTTTCAAATGAAAAAGATTCTACTTGTCGTGTCTCTAGTTCTTCTTACCGTTCCTCTTTCTGGGCAAGTTATCTACCCTCTTACAATTATTGTAGGTTGGGATAGAAATCCTTCTACTGAAGCAGTTATTGATTATACATTAGTTCATAATAATGGAACTGGTAATCAAACATTTACTATTTTAGATTCTGCTTGCACTAATCCTATTGCAGACGGTCAATGTAGACAAGCTATTTCTGTTCCTGGGGCTGGTTTACAGACTGTATCAATAGTAGTAAGAAATTTATGGGGAAGTAGTGTGCCGGAAGTAGTTACATTTTCTGCAACTGCTCCAGGTAAAGCAAGAAATATTAAAATTCGTGTGGGAAATTAAATTATGTGAATAAAAAATTTTATTCAGCCAATAAAATTTTATGTCCTCATTGTGGTTCTATTCCAGCTAAGATAATTACATGTTGTTTATGTAAAGGTGAGAAGAGAATAATAACAAAGAGGATGTGGAGTTATCTTACTTGTGGGATTTGGGCTAGAAGATATTGCACTTGTGATGCTTGTAAAGCAATTAAAAAGATTAAATAAAGGAAAAATAAAATGGTTACAGCTACAGTTACAGGTGTTACAGGAGCAGGACAAAGTGTTACAAGTTTAGCTCTTAGTGGCATTACAGAAGTAATTATTAATCATGCTGCAGGAGCCATTTTTATTACTTATACCCCTACTGGAACTAATAGTAAAAGAGTTTTTGAGCTTATGTTAAGTGGGCTTACTACTGTTTCTTATACTATTTCTGGTGCTGATGTAGCTTGGGTGTTTAGTTAAAACTTGATATGGTTCAAGTTTTAGACCCTGGTAATGATTTTATCAGGGAAATTAAACCTCACCCGCGTCAGGATGATTTCTTAAAAATTAGTGATGAAATCTTTGAAGCTTTATATGGGGGCGCAGCTTATGGAGGGAAATCTTTCTTACTTACCCTCTTACCTCTTATCAGAGGATTTTATAAATTTAGAGGCTTCAAAGGTATCATTCTTAGAAGAAAGTTTCCTGACCTTGAAAGGGAAATTATTCGTCTCAGCAAAGAATATTACCCATTAACAGGAGCTACTTATAATGAAACTAAACACTCCTGGGAATGGAAAGAATATGGTTCATACATGGACTTTGGGCACGTTCAACATGCTCAAGATATTAAAATGTATGACTCTGCTCAGTATAATTATTGTGCTTTCGATGAACTTACTCACTTTGAAGAAGCTCCTTATTTATACATGGTTGGGAGCAGAGTTCGTCCGGGTTCTAGTTTTAACATTGCTATCGTTAGAAATGGAACAAATCCTGGCGGAGTAGGACAAACATTTGTTTATAATCGTTTTGTTAAGCCAGATGAAGGAGGATATAAAAGATTAGTAGATAAAATTACAGGATTATCGAGGATTTTTATTCCCGCGCTACCACAGGATAATCCTCATGGAATGGAGTATGACCCTTTATATTTACAGAAATTAGAAATTCTTCCAGAAGCGGAAAAAAGAGCTAAGAAATATGGAGATTGGCATGCGTTTGAAGGTTCAGTATTTCCGGAATTTAGGCCTATTAATATACCAGGTGAACCTGATAACGCAATTCATGTTATTCAGCCTTTTGAAATTCCTGAATGGTGGCCGCGCATCCTCAGTATTGATTGGGGAAAACGCGCTATGTGTCACGCAATTTGGGGAGCAATTGCACCAGATGGTAGAGTTTATATTTATCGAGAAAGAGGATGGAAAGGAAAGGATGTTCCTTATTGGGCAGCAGAAGTTAGAGAATTATCTCACGTTGAACCTATAGTTCATTTTATTCTTTGTGGAAGTGCTTGGCAGGAACGTGGAGTCGAAACAATCGCAGAACAGGTGCAGAGATATTCTGGGTTGGTTCCTTCTTCTAGTGATAATTCTCCTGGTTCTAGAGTTGCAGGGTTACAGTCTATTCATGATTTTTTAAGGTGGCAGCCTAGAGAGCATTTATTAAAAGCTCCTGGAGATGTTTATGATTTAGATAAAGCTAATTATATTTATAGAAATTACGGAGAAGATGCACTTATTAAATATCGGAATATGTTTATTGATGAGGAAGAAGTAAGTAATCTTCCTAAATTACAGATTTTCTCTAATTGTAATATCTTAATTGAGACTATTCCGGTATGTGTTTATGATGATAAAAAGAGAGAAGATATTCAAGAGTTTGATGGGGATGACCCAATAGATAATCTTAGATATTTTTGTAAAGCTGTAACGCGTTATGCTTCTGCTAATGATGAAGAATTGAATAGAAGAAAAGCAGTTAACGCGGTGGTAGCTCAATATCAGCAAGGACAGGATACTACTAAATTATATCGACAGATGGAGCGATTAGAACAAACTCAAAAAACTCATCAACATGGTGTAACAAGAAGGTCGATATTAAAAAGGCGAAGAGGATGATTAAGACATTAAGAAAATTATTAAATTTACGAAGAGAGTGTCATGGATGTCAAATTCTTAAGGAACAACTGGAAAAGAAAAACATTGAAACTCAAATGTTATTGGATACGATTACTTCTATCTGTAAGCCAGCTGTAATTGTTCCTCAAAATTCAGTAAGTCAAGAACCTATTAGACAAGGTAAAGTAAGATGGGATGTAAGACGTAGGATTCTTGAAGCAAACTCTAGGAAAGCTGCAACAATTAAGAAAGAACATCCCGAAATTAGTGAAGATATTCAAAAATTAGAAGAAGAACTCGGATTAAGTGATGAAGGAAATCCAAATGGAAATGATATTGCTCCCGAAGGGGACGAATCAACGCATTAAACAATTAGAAAGTCAAAATCAAGTATTACATTATAATATTCATTCTGGTAGATGTATTCATATTAGTAATGAAGGTATTAAATGTGGAGGGGCTTCTAGAAAAGATTTGGCTAATGGTTGGTTATGCACGAAGCATCAAGAATATATTTTGATAGCTACAAAACTTCATGCGGTTAATTAATGCGTATTAAAGAGCTTAGTGATGACCTCAAACAAAAACTAAACTCTATAGTCGACCATTTCGATTTAGAGGATAGAGAGGTTAGAGAACGTCAAGTTAGAGAATGGCGTAAGCTTAAACTTTATTGGGCTGGTTATCAAAGAATATGGTATGACAATGTAGCACATGATTGGAGAGTTTATGACGAGTGGCAGAATTTAGAAAATGATGATGCTGATTTCTATGATAAGCCTATTAATGTTTTAAGGGCTTATATTGAATCTATTATAGCAGCATTATCTATTACAATTCCTAAAGTTTCTTGTGTTCCTAAAGATGCTAATAATTCCGATGATTTATTAACTGCTAAAGCCGGTAATAATATTAGTCGATTAATTGCTAAGGAAAATGAAGAATCTCTTCTTTGGCTTTATACTCTTTTTGTTTATTGCACAGAAGGATTAGTAGCTGCTTATCATTATTCTAAAGAAGATGAAAAGTATGGAACCTATACTGAGCCTGATGTAAAAGAATTTAAAGAAGAACATTATATTTGTCCTAATCCTGAATGTGGAGAACCTATTCCTACGGAAGATGTAGAATCTCCTATTATTGAAGAACAGAAGCTTTGTCCCTCTTGTCAACAGCCTTATGAACCTGCTTTATTATCTCTTCAAGAAGTTCCAGTTGAACGGGTTGTAGGAGAAGTTACTAAGAATAAGAAACACCAATGTATTGAAATTAGAGGGGGATTATATGTTAAAGTTCCACTCTATGCTAAGAAACAGGAAGATTGTCCTTATTTACGTTATTCTTATGAAACTCATTTTTCAACTGTAATTAAAGAATTTCCTCATCTCGCTTCTAAATTTAAGAAGAGTGGTAAGATTGTATCTTCTGCTAATACGGGAGATTCTACTTATGAAAGATGGGGAAGATTACCTATTCCTTATGTTTCAGATTATCCTACCTATACTCCTACAGTTACACATACTTGGTTAAGACCTTCAGCTTATTATGTTCTTTGTGATGATGAAGATGGTATTAAGAAGTTAAATAAATTATTTCCTACTGGCGTTAGAATTACAAAAATTAATGATTTCTTTGCTGAAGCCGTAGAAGAAAAATTAGATGACCGATGGACTTTAGCTTTTAATCCTTATTCAGATTATATTCATCATGACCCAATTGCGCTTCTTCTTATCTCAGTTCAAGATATTCTTAATGATTTAAATTCTCTTACTCTTCAGACTATTGAACAAGGGATTCCTCAAACTTTCGTAGACCCTGCGATTATAGATTTAGATGCTTATAGGCAATCTGAAGCCGCGCCGGGTAGTGTTTATGGAACTAAGGCGGTATCTGCTAGTAAAAATATTGCAGAGGGTTTTCATACATTAAAAACTGCTACTTTAGGAACAGAGGTATTGCCCTATGGGCAGAAGGTTCAAGAACTTGGCCAGCTTACTTCTGGTGCTTTACCTTCTCTCTTTGGTGGTAGCGGTCCTCAGGGTAGTAGGACTGCATCAGAATATGCTATGTCCCGAAGTCAGGCTCAACAAAGACTTCAGGGAATCTGGAAGATTTTAACAATTTTTTATAAGAATATTTACGGTAAGGCTATTCCTGCGTTTTTACAGGATATGGTCGATGATGAGCAGTTTGTAGAAAGAAAGAATGACGGCTCATTTGAAAATGTAGTTATTAGAAAGATTGAAACTGAAGGATTAATTGGAGATGTTCTCTTAGATATTTCTGAGAATCTTCCTACCTCTTGGCAGCAAAAGAAGGATACTCTTGTAGAACTTTTACAAATGGGTAATCCTATTCTTGCAGAAGCTTTAATTTCTCCTGAAAATATTCCTCTTCTTAGGGAAGCTTTTGGTCTTAATGAAATTGTTCTTCCTGGAGAAGAAGATAGAAATAAACAACTTGAGGAAATTAAAGAATTACTTAATTCTGAACCTCTTAGTGAAACTGAACCTTCTGTTCCTGTTGACCAGTTATTAGATAATCATCAAATAGAATCAGATGTTTTAAGGCATTGGTTAATTTCTCCGGAAGGAAGGGACCAAAAGAAAGTTAATCAATTAGGATACATGAATTGTTTACTCCACTATAAGTGGCATATGATGTTTTTAGAACAAGCTATGGCTGCTCAAGCCGCGATGATGAATCAGGGTAATCCTAATGCTGAGGGAAAACCTGCTTCAAAGAATAAGAATAAAAAGAATACTTCAGCACCTATTGGAGATGAAAGTGAAACTCAAATTCCCATCCAGTGAAGAATTATTAGATTGGCAATATGGTCTTGTCTCTAATGAAGAAGCCCCTGATGTAGAAGCTATTGGGTCAGAAACAACCACTAAAGATGATATTTTAAAAGAATTAAATTTAGAAGATGAAACTGATACCGAGCAGCCAGATAAGGATAGAGTTGAATCAGAAGAAGATGATGAAGAAGACAATGAAGGAAAAGAAAGAGACGATGACGACGAAGAAGAGGAAGATGAAGAAATAGAGATTAAAGAACCAGGAGAAGAGGAAGAAGAGAGATTAGTAGTTCCAGTTAAGAAAGCAGAAATTCTTAAAAAATATCCTAATCTTGAAAAGGAATTTCCTGCTCTCTTTGCTTACTATTATAAAGCACAGCAATATACTGACATTATCCCTACAGTAGCAGATGCTAAGAGAGTAGTTAAAGATAGTGAAACTCTTGATAATTTTAGAAAAGATTTAGAAGAAGGAAATACTGTTAAAGTTATTGCAGCTATTAAAGATTATTCTCCTGAAAATTATGATAAGTTTGTAGATAATTATTTACAGACATTAGCTACTGTAGATAAAGAAGCTTATTTTCATGTAACTAATAATGTATTAGCTAATGCTATTCAATTTGGTCTTGCTAAAGCTAAAGAAAATAATGATGAAGATGTTAAGGAAGCAATATTAATTTTTAATGAATTTCTTTTCGGTCAAAAAGAGCCAGTTCAAATTCGTCTCCGGGCAAAGAAAGAAGAAAGTGACGAATCTCAAAAACTCAAGAAAGAAAGAGAAGATTTTGAAAATCAGAAATTCACTGATGCAATAGGAGAGGTTACCAGTAGAGTTAATAATCAGGTAATGTCTACTATTGATGCTAATATTGATAAAGATGGTAAGATGACCGCGTTTGTTAAGAGGAACGCAGTTAAAGAAGTAAAAGATAAGTTAGATGATGCATTAAAGAATGATAAAGCTTTTCAAAGTGTTATTAATTCCTTGCAAAAGAGAGCAAAGGCCGAAAAACTTTCCAGTATAGCCCTGGACAAAATTAAACGTGCTTATCTTACGCAAGCAAAAACATATCTCCAACGAATTATTCCTAAAGTAAGGGCAGAAGCTCTTAAAGGTAGTAGTTCTGTTAGGAGACAAGAACCAACTCGATTTAGGAGTTCCACATCCTCAGAAGAAAATAAAAGTGGAAATAATTCTAGTAGTAAAAGAGATAGCAAAAATAGTAAAGATGGTCGAGGAATGAGGACCGTCGATTTTTTAAATTCTTAAAACTGAGGATTTTATCTAATGAAACTCTTTGGCCATAGTTTTCCGTGGCATCAGACTTTCGAAGGAAAGTTCTATGCTGTCACTGAAACTCAGGTTGCAGGTTTAGAACTTGAGCGCGTGCTGCCGAAAGTTCGGACAGTTTTTGAGCGTGATGACAAGTTCTATTCTAATATTGAAAAGCGCGATGTTGAAAAGATTTCTAATCGACAGATGCGCGTTCCTCTCGAATTACGTCCAGGTGGAAGCTTTGGATATTTTGATGCAGACGGTGGAGATTTAGGACGTGGCGGGGGACCAACTTGGGATAAGGCAGTGTTAAATTCAGTATTTGTTAGTGAGAATATTGAATATACTAAGCTTATCGAATGGTCTACAGATGATAATCGTAAGGCGGTTATTTCTGCTGTCCGTCGTTTAACTGCTACGGCTCTTGATGAATTACGTAGACAGTTAGATGCCCAGATGATGCAGGCAGGTAATGGTGTAATTGGAACTATTACTACTGCAACTCCTTCTGCTGGCGTTGATACTTATGTTTGCACGACTGACGGTTTCGGCGTTCGCTTAATGCGATATGGTCAAACTATTCAGGTTTTCGATTCTACCTTAGCAACTCTTCGTGGTAGTGGTGTTATTACTACGTGGGATGTTGTTAATAAAACTGTTGCTGTTACTCCTTCTATTGCAGGCGCAACAACTGGAGATTTAATCGTTACTAATGGTATTAGTTCTCCTACTTCTTTACCTGCTATTTACGGAGTTCCATATCATCATTCAAATGCTTCTACGGGAACTTGGTTAGGATTCTCTCGTTCTGCAACTCCTGAAATTCGTGCAAATGGAGTTAATGCGGCTTCTGCTGCTCTTTCATTACCTTTACCGCGATTGGCTATTAATGCTATTGGCAATCGTGTTGGTTTAGATAATGAATTTTCTCCAGATGCCTGGATGCATCCTTGTCAGGCTCAGGCTTACGAGGAAATTGGTCAGTTAGTGTCTATTATTCAGAAGACAGCTAAAGATGAAGCCCTGAATCGTTATTTTGGGGATAATATGCAGATGGCTGGTGCTTCTGTTAAGAAGTCCTATAATTGGGATAAGACACGAATTGATTTCGTTTCTAAGGAAGTTTGGGGCCGCGGAGAGATTCGTCCTGTAGGATTTTATAAGTCTGATGGACGGTCAATCTTTGAAATTCGTGGAGGTTCTGGCGGTGTAGCAACAGCTGAAATCTTCTATATGTGTGTGGGCACGCAGTTCTTTGTTAATAATCCTGCTGCTTGTGCATATATTTATGGTTTAGCTGTTCCTTCTGGTTATTAATAGTCTAGGAGACAAAATGATTCCTGGAACTATTAGTAAGTTATCAGAAGACACTCTTGCTTCTGCTGCATCCATTAGTCCTAAAACAGATATGGTTAAATTGACTGGTAGCACAGCTATTGCTACTATCAGACCTCCATATGAAGGATTTAGTGGTATCCTGTGTTTAGTCCCTCTTGATGGAACATTGGGATTATTAACTACAGGTAACATTGCCATTGCTGTAACTATGGCACAGGAGAGGGCTACATTTTTGGTTTACTCTAAACTTACGGATACCTGGTATCCGGGAGCGATTAGCTAAATGAGTGATTTAAACCATCAGAATTTTTCTACTACTCAGAGTGGTATTCAGCCAAAGCCTAATACTGTAGCTTCGGATACTACCATTGCTCCATCAACTTTGATGACTTATGTTACAGGAACGGTGCAGATTAAAACTATTACGCCACCTATGACTGGTCAGCATATGTTGGTGCTTGTCTTTACAGATGGTTCTCCCGGCACAACTCTTACTACAGGAAATATTGCTGTAGCGATTGTTCCTACACAGAATCTTCCGACAGTTCTTTTCTATAATCCGAATACTGCTCAGTATACAGGTTTTGCTACTAACCTGACCTAGTAAGATAGTGGGATGCGCATACTTTACCACGCATACTCGGAGATTTAAGCATGTATCAACTTTCAATTTTACTTCCTTCTGGACCTAACAATTCAGAGAAGTTAGCCAGAATATTAACTAATCTTAAGGAGACTATTTCAGATATTAGTAAAATAGAATTTGTAGTTTGTTTAGATAACGTAATTAATGAAGTTAATATCGAACGAAATGGTAATGTTGTTTATGTTTTCGCTCCTCCAAGTCAGCATCGTTCAACATTCTTTTTAGAGGCTTGGAAAGCATCAACTGGCCGATTTGTTTTAATGGCTAATGATGATATTATCTTTAAGACAAAGAATTGGGATACTTTAATTCCTTATGATAAATATCCAGATGATTTAGTATTATTTTATTTTAAAGATAATCAATTTAATGAATCATTTTCTTGTCATCCTATTTGGTCAAGAAAGGTTATGGAATTTGAACCTACATTACTTGACCCGTTATATTACATTACTAAATGTGACAATACTATTTGGGACTCTCATCCAGGTCATAGGAGACATTATCTTCCTGAAATAGAAATTGAACATATTCAGACTCCTTATGGACCGGAATGGGCGCCTTATTATGAGATGGATAATCGAACCTACTGGCAGGGAAATTTAGTAGGAATTAGAAATAAGGTTAGACATTGGATTACAGCTCAGACAGAACTTTATAATGCTAATGTTTTAATAGGAGTAGTTACAGCAGAATATGCCAGGCGCGCGGATTTTTATGACCATTTAAATGCAATGGAAAGACCTAAGAACTCAATGAATATTTCAGTTCATGGTCAGTCTATTGCAAATAATAGAAATAAAGTAGTGGATAATGCTTTAGTTTATGGAAGCTCTCATGTTTTATTTTTAGATGATGATGTTATTCCTAAACCCGAGCTTCTCTACTCTCTATTAAAGCACGATAAAGATATAGTTTGTGCTTTACAATGTCACAGAAATTTCCCTCATGCTCCTATTTTATTTGGAGAGTATGTAGGAAAAGAGGGATTTAGAAAATTAAATTTTTCCAATTTAACTGATGGATTAGTAAGAGTTGGGGCTGCCGGATTAGGATGTGTTCTAATTAAAACAGATGTCTTTAAGAAAATGGAAGCTCCTTGGTTTAGATTTGGAGAATTTAGAAAAGACCAGATGGCGGAAGATACTGGATTTTTTAAACGCGCCGGGGAGTTAGGAATTGAAGTTTATTGTGATTTAGGTTCTCAAGTAGGTCATATTGCTTCAATGATAGTTAGACCTATTAAGAAGCATATCGGATGGATTGTAGATTACGATACTAATAGTCAACAAGGTAGTGTGAGTTTTAAAGGATTATAATGTCTAGAATCCAAAAATTAAGTCCTGAGAGATTACAGGAACTTAATAAACAGTTAGCTGATAAGTATGGCTATAATGATGGAAGGCCTAATTTTAGAGTAATTTGGTCAGAGGATGAATTTGAAAAACGGTTAAGTAATTATACAGATGAAGGATTTCTTTTACTTACTCCTGAAGTAAGAGACTTTCCTAAATATAAACAGTGGATTCAGGAAAGGTATATCTTAGAGAAGATTACTATTATTCCTGAGTTTGCTAAAGGACAATTAGTTGAGAAAGTTGGATATGAGCCTATCTGGACTTTTGAAACTAAATCAGGAGAATTTCTTCCTCCTATCATCGGAGCTTGTGTTTACATTATAGAACAGCTTCTTGAAAATGTAAGAAATGCTGGAGTTTATACTAAATATAAGGATACAGGAGAAACCCCTGAAGAAAGGATACAAAAAGTTCAAGAAATAGAAGAAATGTTATTTGGTAATGAAACTGTAACAGGCGATGCGCTGGCATACAAAGAAGGCATAGTTGTTCCAGCCAACTACAATTCAGGAGAACTAAAGTGACTACTCAATCTGCTGCATTTGCTCTTAGAAATAAAAGGACTATCCGAGCGCGTGTTAATCCTTTAGATGTTTGCACGGTAGTTAGTATTTTACCAAAAGCTTTTAGGGTTTATAATGCAACTATTACTCCTAGTCTTTATGAGATGCCTCCTGGGAGTTATGAAAAGCCAGAAATTCTTCATGTAGGTCCGGCATCTTGGTGGAAGGAAACAGGAGAGAATGAACCTCTATTAGAAATTCCTGATTCTTCTATGATTGTTGCTGATGCTTTAGTTAGAGATTTTATTGGTGGTATTCTTGGTTGTGACATGGCAGAAAGTTTACCTGGGTTATTTTTCATTCCTGGTAAATTAACTGTTGCTGAACTTAAAATAAAGCATAAAGATTTATTAGATTTAGCTAAAACCAGACAGGATAATTGGTTTAATTTTCTTATCGACATGGGAGATGTTCTCTGGTCTAGTTCTAATGGTAACCCCCGCTCAATTTCAGGAGATATGAGATTAGCTGCGGACATGATGGGAGTTAAGGAAACAAAACCTTGGATGCAGAATTATGTTGCGGCAAAACTTGTTCCCTGTGTTGCTTGCGGTAATCTGCGTAATCCTGAATATCCTATTTGCCCTTCTTGTAATACTATCGTGGATGCAACAAAATACAAGACTTTGGGATTAGCTCCTGTAGCTAAAGCTTAGAGGATAAAATGTCCGTAACTTCTAAGAGAGTAGTTTCAATCTCCTTTACAGGAGATGTAAATGCACCAAATTTGGATTATCCGGCAGCAGATAATGCCTCTTCTCCTGGTATTATAACTGAAACAGTTTTAGCTTTAGGGGCTAACACTATTACAGTTCCTACAGGATTTAAAGGCTTTACTATTATCCCTCCTTCCGGTAATACAACTTTAATTACTCTCAAAGGAGTTACGGGCGATACCGGAGTTCCTTTACATTTAACTGACCCTACCTCAATAGGTTTAGATAGCACTGAATCTACTTTTGTGCTTACAGCTGCGGCACAAGTAACAGTTCGTATTATCTGGACCTAAAAGGTTAAAAATGGCAACTCCTGTTGTTATAATGCAAAGTGCAGCTTCATTACTTAATGATACTGCACGAAGAAAGTTTACGGATACTGCTTTAATTCCTTATCTTAATATTGCATTATTAGACTTACAGGAAATTTTTCAACTTAATAATATTCCTGTAACTAATGAAGTTAATTCTCCTCCTGTAACGGTAGCAGCAGGAATAGATAGAATTGCTTTTACAGGAACAGTTCCTACGTTACCTCCTGATTTAGTTGAAATTAGACAAATGTGGGAAAGTCCTGCGGGATTAAATCAATGGACTCCCATGAAGAAGTTTGAATTTTTACCTCATTATTTAGAAAATGGAATTACTTCTTCTCAGTTTATGTTGTGGGCTTGGATTGATGATGAAATTAAATTAATTGCAGCTAATGCTGATAATGATATAAAATTAAATTATATTAAAACTATTTTTCCTACCGTTACTGCAGCCAATAAAATTACAAATCTTAAAGGTGTATTATCTCAGTCTTATTTACAGTATAGAACCGCGGCACTTGCTGCTTTCTTTGTTGGAGAGAATGAGGATAGGGCAGCGGTTCTTAATGACCAAGCTAATGATGCAATGATGAAGAGTTTGCAAATTAGTACTAAAGGTAAGCAATCTATTTCAGTTCGTCGTAGACCTTTTAGGGCAGCTTTTAAAACTAGGAGTGTATTCTAGTGCCTCAAGGTGTTAGAAATCACCTTCCAGTTACACTGGATAAATTTAAAGGTCTTTGGAAAAGAGATGATAATGATGAATCTTGTCCACTAGACCATTTTAGAGATGGATTAAATGTTCAATTTCAAGATAAGACATTTAAAACTCGGGATGGAATAGATGGAATTGCAGGACCGGGAGATATAATTAGAGCTTATAAATATAAATCTTCTACATTAGGAGAAGGAATTCTTGCATTAGATTCTTTTGGGGATTTTTATCATCAATCTTATGGTCCTGATATTACTCATGGTCCTATATTAAGTGTTGTAGGCGCTACAGATTTTGCATTTATTGAATTTGCTGGACGGGCTTATATTTCTCCAATTACAGGAAATCATGGAACTGTAGGAGAATTTTTATATGTTTATAGTGGGGCAGGAGGGGCTGCAGTAGCTAGAAAAGCGGCGGGAACAGGAGTTCCATCTAGTGCAATAGTAGCTGCTAATGGAGCTGCTGGATTTACTGATGCAGGATTACATATATTTGCAGTAGTAGGAGAAACAGATTCAGGTTATTTAAGTCCTCCTACTGGAATGGTTGCATTTACTACAGGTGCAACTTCATCAGTATCTTTTAGTTCTGTTCCAGTTTTTACGGGGAGTTTCTGGACTAAACGTCATATTGTAGCATCTAAAGTAACTCTTAATTTTAATGGAGATTTAGAAGGGCAGCAATTTTATTTTATTCCTAATGCAATAATTAATGATAATGTAACTACTGTATTAGCAAATATATCTTTTTATGATATTGAATTATTAGATGATGCTTCTCATTTAATTGATAATTATTCAGAGATTCCTGCTAGCGCGGTATTAACTTTTTATAATGGTAGATTAGTTATAGCTAATGGGGATTTTGGGGAAGGTGTAGCTTATCTTAGTGAGCCAGGAGAACCTGAAGCTATTGACCAAGTAGATGGATTTATTATTCCCCCAGAAAGAACCAATCATATAACTAATGCTCAAGAATTTAGGGATGTTCTTTATATTTTTAAGAAAGATAGAACTCACAGTTATATAGATAACGGTGATGTTCCTTCTATGTGGAATGAACCTACTACTATTGATAACGGTATAGGGTGTGGATTTCATGGAATTGGAACAGTATTAGATTCTTTAGGTGTTAATATTGAATATCTTATAGTAGCTCATTCTTCTGGACTTTATCAATTTTCAGGAACTTATATTAAACCTGAATTATCTTGGAAAATAGAAGATTATTGGAGAGGAATAGATGGTTCAGATAGAAAAACTCAAGTTTATGTAGATTCTATTAATAAATTAATTTATGTTTTATTACAAAATGGTCGGATGTTAATGGCTGATTTTAAAGATGCTTTAACAGCAGAAGATATTAAATGGATACCTTGGTCTTTTGATGCTTTTATCTCTACTATTCTCTTGTTAGAAGGACCAAGATTTATTCTTGGTTCATCCGGTAATCCCTAATGGCCGCTCCAACCAATATTGACGCAGCATCCGCTACTCTAATCAGTAGCCTACCTTATAATATCATTCAACAAGTAACAGATGGGGGAGTTTGTTATACTGTTTGGTATAAAATTGTAGGTATTCCTGGAACTTTAGGAATAAGTGTAACTGCAGCTAATTCTAATGGAGCCGGGAGTTATGTTCCAGACCTTAGTTTTTATGAATCAGACGGTGTTACTCCAATAATAGGAACAAACCTTTTAAATCCAATACAAGTTGGAACTTTAGCAGCAGTTACATATTATATTGTAATTGAGCCAAATGTGCCTGATTTATCATCGGCACTAATGGAATTAACAGTTATTAATAATCCTACAGCTCCTATATTAGCTTCTTATATTTTAATTCCAGATGATTCTAATTCTTTTGCTCCCCTTCCAGGAGTAATTTATAATCCTAATACTAATGAAGTAATTAACTTAGTATTTCCATTTGCACAAGGAGAAGGTGGAGATATATTTCAAAGCGGAGTAATAGTATTAGAAGATTTCCCAAATGATGGTATAGTTTTTTATGCTCCTGATTTTGATGTTATTACATCGATTAGTTTAGCTCCTAATTTTGGATTTATAGCAATTAGAGTTAATCACTTTTTAAATTTAGTTATAGTTTTAGCTGATAAAGGAGCAACTAGTTTAATTAGAACTTACAATGATGCGGGTGTTCAACAATCAACAATTACTGCTGCATTTGGTGGTTCAGAATCAATAGCATTAGCTAATGATGGAACCACCATGTATTATACTTCTGGAGGAATAGTTAGAAGGTGGAATATTAGTCTTAATTCTGCAATGGCAGATTTTATGGCGGCAGTAGGAACTTATACTTTATCAGATATTTTAGTATTAGACAATGACGATGTTTTAGTATTATATCCATCTAATTCAAGTGGAGGAAATGTTCTTGTTATAAGATATAACTCTGCTGGAGTTTTACAACAAACATATGATTTAGGTGCCCCCAGTTTCGTATTTAATCCTTCTGGTGCTATCCCCCGGATGGGATATGATGCTAATGGGGGTCAAACAGCATTTTGGGTATATTGGTTTCCTGTTGCTGGGATTTCAAGGGCAAGTAAAATTCAAATTAGTGATGGTGCTGTTCTTTTAGAATCTAATATTAATGCTCAGCAAGTTGGAGAATTTACTCTTCCAAATCCTAGTGTTAATTTTGGACCCAGTTTATCATGTCCTATTATTATTTTAGGGGATAATAATGTATTTACTACTCCTGGAAATAATACAGATGGAACATTATTTGTTACAGGAAGTCCTCCAGGGCCGAATGCTTCAGGATTATATGAAATGATAATTGGAAAAACAAATGATACTATTTGGGTAGATGTTAGTTTAGGCACTCAAACAGATGTTCCTATTCCTTAAATAATATATGCCTTTCATAGAAACAGCTTATTTAGGAAGTCCCGGGGCTCCTGTATTTGATGATGCGGATAATGTGCATCATTGCTCTATGATTAGAGTTAGAGTAGTAGGAACAGGAAATCTCTTAGCTACTCTTTATAACATGGAAGAGGAGTTTTCAGAAATTATTGACCCTATAGTAATGGCTACAACTAATCCTAATATTGCTGAAAGATTAACTAATTTCGGAGAACAGAGAATAAGTTTAAGATTAGAAACAACTGAGATTGATGAGATTTTTAGAATTACTAGAATTTCTTTTTATCTTAAGCAACTCTGGACTAGTTTACCAGGATAATGCCTTTTAAACCGCGAACTAATCTAACTGGAACTGATAATCTTAATGCTAATTCTCTAAGAGAAACATTAAGACATGCGGGATTACATAATAGCAATGATACTGAAAAACAGGCATTATTTCAAACTATTGATACTTTACTATTAGAACTTGCGAGAACTACAGATTTAGCAAAAAGCTTACAAGCTCAAGTTTCTAATTTAAATATTATTATTAATAATATTACTAATTTAGCCAGTTTATCGTCTTCTGGCATGTTGGGATTAGATGGATTAGATGGACAAGATGGACAGGATAGTTTAGTTCCCGGTCCTCAAGGTCCACAGGGTATTCAAGGATTAATGGGACCTCCGGGAATAGATGGGGAAGATGGTGAAGATTTTATGTATCTTGTAATTCCTTAGGAGAATAAAATGGCTAGAATTCCAAAAAGACTCTATGGTCCTGCTTTAATTGCTACAGGTCCGACTACAGTTTATACAGTGCCTGCGTTAACTAAAACAATTATTAGATATATTCATATTAGTAATCCATCGGGCGCTCCTGTTACATTTTCTCTTTCAATTGGAGCAGATGCAGCAGGAACTAGATTATATCAGACTTATAGTATTCCGGCAGCGGCAGCAGGTGTAGTTGATTCTGTTAGACAGATATTTGTTTATCTTATCATGGATGCTGCTGAGATTTTAACTCTTTCAGCAGGAACTAATAATATTTTGGTTATTGCTATTAATGGTGATGAAATTGTCCTCGGCTAATCCTTCTAAA